AACCGTACTCCGTAAGGATAGGCGACATCTCGGTTAGCTATCGCCGCTTCGATCCATTCTCAAATACGATAGGAGTGGCAGCTGATCTTGCTTCGCTCGCAAAGTATTGGGTTTCGGAGAGGGATGAATTTGGTCGGGACTTCGAGGTGAATCGCTTTACAACCCTCGCTGGTATGACCATTTACCGGAACATGATCGACAAGCTGTCACTGAGAGGCGTCACCGGGCTGGTAGAGGCCACTATTGATTACGAGCGGCACGGGAAGAGCTTTATCAATGGGTTGGTAGGATCGTCGGTGCCTGGAGTTGTAGGGCAAACGGCCCGTGCTCTCGACCCATTCGAGCGGGAAACACGGAGCGCCTGGGAGGCCTTTCAGGCGCGGTTGCCGTGGATGCGCGAGGATCTGATGCCCAAGCGCGACCGCTGGGGCGAGCCGTTCATCGCCGGAGCCATCGGCCCACTCCAACTCAAGATGGTCAATGAAGACCCAGTAAACCGGACCCTCCTCGAGTTGGGCGTCAATGTGGATCAGCCCCGTCGCCAGATCGGCGGCGTTGATCTGACCTCTCGCCAGTACGACGACTACACTCGCATCAGTGGACGGCTCGCTAAGACCATGCTTGACGGGATCATAAGCCCACAGTTTCGTTCGATGCCATCCAGCGCACAGATAGACACGATAAAGAGTATCGTCAATCAAGCGCGGGCTATGGCGCGGGCCGAGGTAGGTATTGGGAGTTTAGGGACTGAGGATGACATCATCGAGAAGGGCCTAGACCTGCGGCTAAGAGTGCTGGAGACGGGACACTGATGTTTGATCAGCTTGCACGCCAAGTAGAATATGTTGTTGGCACTCAATGGGCCTTCTTTGCCGCTCTCACGACCGTCCTCGTGTGGGCTGTAACCGGCCCGCTCTTTGGTTGGTCCGACACTTGGCAGCTCGTTATCAACACAGCTACCACTGTCATCACATTCTTGGTTGTGTTCTTGATTCAAGCGACGCAGACCCGTGACACTATGGCGATCCATGTGAAGCTCGACGAACTGTTGCGCGCCATCGAGGGGGCACGCAACTCATTGATAGATGCCGAGGACATGGAGAAGAGTCAGCTCAACAAGGTGCGGCAAGAGATGCATAGGGCGGCTACACAGCCGCCTGGGGCTTCGTCTTAACGACGTACCCACCGGGTATCTCGAGCACCCGGATCATCTTGGCCTTGACCATCAGCTCGAAGATGCGCTGGACGTGCGTGGCGGGAGCGCGGCTCAACAACCACTCGTGGACAAGGTGCATCGGAACGCCCTCATCCTTGGCCCGAATGTTCTCGGTCATTACCCAATAGATGCAGTCCGTGATTACTTGGGCGTCGCCTCCCGAGGACATAGCGGTGAATACGTCTGGCATTGCCTTTTCTACCTCTATCATTAGGTCGATTGCAGATAGGACATCGGGCAGGTCGATGTGCTCGGTGCCTCGGTCGATGGCGCAGATCATACATAGTTTGAGGAAATGGACTGGGCGTCGGGTGTTGTAGTGCATCAGGCGGGGATGTGTTGGCTTGGGCAACAGCGCCACGCCTTGGTCGGTAACTATGTCGAACTCGCGTCGGTTGTAGTCCTCCGCAGTGGCGATGGCGCGCTCGGTCCACCCTATTTTGCCGGAGCGTTCGCTGATCTTACGGAGATCGTGGATTAGGGCATCGCGGAGGCGGGCGTTGCCGTGATGCGGGTTGACCTCAGCAAGGTCGAACTCCTTGATCTCGACTTCACCGGAGTAGGCGATGCACACGCGCGATAGGAAGCCCTCGTTCCATGCCGAAGCGGGCATCGCAGAGGTTAGGAAGCCGGGGGTGGTACACGCTACGAGGTTGACATTGGGGTTAAGGATGGGTTGGAAGTCCTGCTTAGAGGAGCGGCGGCGCTCGGTGTAAAGGTGACCGTCGTAGAGGTGGGTCAAGGTGTTCATGAAGTCGCTGTCGTAGCTTGGAAGCAAGGCACCAAGCTCGGGCGCGGCGATCAGAAGGCTGTTGTAGTCCTCGATACCACCCGTGTAAATCGTGCGGGTTGCCTCGGCGAGCCGGTCGATGAGGGCGGCTTTGGTAAGAGAGATCTCGGCGACATGGTAGCCCTCGAGCGTGTTCCATAGGCGCCAGCAGGCCATGAGGGCGCGGGTCTTCCCAGTCCCTGGCGGCCCAACCAGAAACACATAGACGTTTGGATAGATGTTCTCGCCTTGGGACCGCAGCCATACTTTGCGCTCCATAGCCCCGGCCACCGTCGCGATGGCTGCCCATCGACGGTGGATGAGGGGTGATTGGATACCTTCTGTGTACTCGAGGAACCCTGCCATCCACGATGCAAGTTGGCGATCTGGCATTAAGAAGGGAGCTATATTGTTTGCAGCAGCCACGGCGCGGCTCCGTCAGGGAAAAGCTGGGTTTCGGGTGCGTCGCTGCGGGCGCGTCGGGTCGCTCCACTTACGGAGCGCATCGGGGTCGGCGTCTGCGTAATGGGTTATTGGATCGTATTTGGCGTCGGACCAATTCCAGCCAACTTTGGCATCTCCAGGGATCATGAAGGTTCGACCGCCCTTGAGGGCTACTTGTTGTTGTATCTGGGCAAGCGCCCACGGCACCACTTCGGCCTCTTCCCGCTCGGGGAATTGGAAGAGAACAGAGTCGTGTACCTGGAGCAGGAGTTGGACACGGTTCTCGCGCCACAGCGCGAGAAGGCCACGGTCGATAGTGTCCGCTGTGATCGATTGGGGTTCATAGGCTACTGCTTGGCGGATTGTTTCCGCATCCTTCCAATCACCGAGGAAGTGTCGCTGGCGACCAAGGAGCGTAGTGATCTGGCGGGTGTCCCGCAGAGCCTCTTGGACCCACCGCCACCACAGTGGGAAGGCGGGGAACTTCTCAAGGTAATTCTGTTGGAAGGACTTGATGTGAGTGATGGGAATATGGGTGGCCCGAGACATCTTGTCGGCCTGTCCCTGATAGTTGGTCCCGTGTCCCAAACGCTTCGCTGCATCACGGTACGAGAAGGAGCGGTAGAAATTACCACCTGCCAATGCACGGTCGGCGGCGGCATCACCACTCCAAGGGAGGTGACGAAAGGCTCCTCGCGCCACATGAGTATGCAAATCCCCGCTTTCACAAGCATCGAGGTAGCGGCCATCACGGAAGAGTTGCCAATGTATCGCACCTACACCTCGCGAGTCACCTTGTTCGAGGTCGATGTTACAGAACTTCATGCCTGGATCGGCTACGAAGACGGAGCGAAGGAGGTTCTCTACGTTTTGGAGGTTGGTGCCGGTCCCGAAGTCCGAGTAGGACGAAGCCAGTCGGCCTGTCGTGGTCCCGGCGATGTTGAAGGAGGTGCGTAAGCGGCCGTCTGGGTCCGCTGCTGTCTGGAGGAACGATATCTTCTTCCCGAGATCGCGAAGCGCGAAGGTGTGGCGGATGATTGGCTCGGCCAGCATGTAGCATTCGAGGGCTTCGAGGGCGTCACGGTCGGCGGTCGGGCCGGAGGAGCCGTCCGGCCGACGCTTCCTCTGGATTGGTAGGCCCAGCTTGTCGTAGAGAAGAGCGCACATATCCTTATTGGAGCGCCACGATGAGGTGGCCCGCCACTCCGAGAGGCCGATTCCGTCGCGAACGAGCGCGTCGAGTTGTTGCTCCAGCAGGACCATCTTGGTGCGGTAGTCCGCAAGCACCTCGTCACGCCGCCACAGATCGACACGGAGGCCGCGCGTGTTCATCTCGAGGATCGGGCCTTGTAGGTCGCGGCTGAAGCGGTACGTGGCGGCGGTTGTTGGGGATAACTGTGGGGTAAGTGCGCCGAGAACCTCGTGGGTTATGCAGCTGTCCAACCCATTATACACCCACAGAGCATCGTTATGGGATAACCGGTCGGGGTCAATGGTTCGCGTGGAGATCTTTCGCAAGATAACGCTCCTCCGTGTTCTTGCCCTGCGCTTTGGCGCGCATCTTAGCATCGAGCATTCCCGATGACCAACCGAGATCGCAGTAGAAGCAGATGGCCTCGGCGGCGGGCCACCATGCGTAGCCCAGGTCGATACCGAGGATACGCTCGATGACTATGTTATCGTCGAGAGCGCCTGGATACAGCATGTGTGATAGGAAGGGGGCTTCGCTGCGTCTTATCGAGTCCCGCATAGCCGCGATGGCATACCTGACGTTCTCTCGGGCAAGCCGTTTGGAGGGTGCACGGAAGGGAGACTCTATTATTACGAGGCGAAAGCCGGTCATACATCTTCCCTCTTCAAGGTGGTACGGTGTCGCATCTGTTTCCAGGCTGGTTCGTCGCTGTATAGCGAGCCAAGAAATCCAAGGCTCTTCTGCACTTCAGGTTGGAGGGCGTGATGGAGTAGCATTGTATCATGAAGGCAATTTGCGACTGTAATGCCGTATCCGCGCCAGATGTAGTGGAGATCATAGAGACCGTTCTGAAAGACTTTAGGCACTGGCAATCCGCAAATTCGTCGAACCCATTCCCACACGAGAGGCTCATCGACTTCACTCCAATAGGAATTGTCGGCGCGGGTGTTGTCCCAGATCGGGATCACGAGGGCTTGGCCTGGCTCCCACGCGAAGCCGATGCAGGTGATCTGTCCTTTGGCCGTCTCAATGTCGATTGCAAGCAATTGACTCCGTTCGATCTGGCGAAAGGCATCGATGATATCCTCAATGGACTCGGGGATGTAGATGGTGCGGTCGGGGCGGGAGACTGTTGCCGACCCAGACTCGCGCTGGGCCTTAGCGAGATCGGCGACAACTATGGGACGCATGTTTGCTGCGCCACGCAATAGGTAGGCGGGGTGGAATGTAGCGAGGAACTTGCCGTAGGGCGTATCGCTGATGGTGCCGCGCTTGCGGGTGATCTGGCCCGCGCCGGTAGCAAACCACAGTGCGGTAGCCCCCAACCCGACAAGGATGTTCGGCTGCCATGCCGCAAGCTCGGTGCGAAGCCGATCGAGTTCGGGGTAGAACTCGGCGCGCAGATACTTACCAGCGCGAAGGGGCGGCAGCCCGTCGTGGCGAGGGCCGCAGAGCGCATCGATGCGATTGGAAGGGGGCTGGAAATTGAAGACGTTGGTGAGACGAAGGCCTTGATCGGCGAGGAGTGCGTCGCGGTGGCGGTACTGCCGTGCCCAAAGGGCAGCGGAGAGATCGCGCCCGTTGGACACGACACCTGCTTCCGATAAGAGTTTGATTAGTTGGGCGCCGCTGGCCCCGACGAATGGGGCGCGGGCCTCGGCCTCGTTAGCACCCCAAGCTTCGCCCAGCAGGACCATGCGGACGCTCATGGTGCAGTCATCCGAAGGGCGTAGCAGATAAGGGAGTGAGCAAGCTGGAGGGCGCGGCGCGGGCTAACAACCACCACGCTGGTGGCATCTTTCGTGTAGGTGATAACCTCGATGCGATCGGCGCAGCGCACGATGACACGCTCAGGCGGCGAGAGCGCGTCGCGCAGCGTCTGCGTATTCGGGGTTGGACTCAAGGCCGAGTACGTCTCGGGCACCGAGATTTCTCGCGGCTCGGAGGGCGGAGCCGCTTCCGCAGGTGGGGTCGAAGAGTCTGGTGTTTCCATCGACACACATCTCGAAGAAATGTTGGAGGGCAATGACGGACTTCTCGTGGGAGTGGATGTCTCGGTTTGTTGGGGCGACGATGCTGTTGGCTTTGGTTCGGATGATCTTTCGGTCTCCTCGCCAGCCAAAGAATGCCGTCTCATAAACTCGGCGTGGGCGGCGCGCAGGGTCTGGAGCGATTCCCTCATTTTCACCTCGTTGCCAGATGAGCGGGTAGGGATCGAACTTGAAGCCATCGAGGTGCTCAAGCATTTCCCAAGTTTGGGAGTAGTGCTGCGGGGAGAACCAAAAGAATAGGTGGGCGGACTCGGCGCAGAAGCGATCCAAGTGAGTGATTAGTGTGTCAAGCAGCGCCCAATAGGCGTAGGCGGTATCGGTGTAATCGGCGCGGAGCTGGGAGTGTTGGCCCTGGTGTTGGTCTGCATCGATGCCATAAGGGAAGTCACAGTGGATCAGGTTGAAACGGGGGCCGGTGTAGGTAGGTGCCCAGAGATGGAAGTCGGCGGTTAAGATGGGGGACTGGTGTGTATTGACAATGCCATTGTGCGCATTCAACTGATCGGACAATGCCCGTTCTTCTTTCCTTCTCGCTGTGTTAAGCGCGGTCTCGAAGGTGGCGGCACCAGCCACTACCGGATCATTCAGGTTGGAAGCTACCTTGAGGTGTCCCTGAACTGTTTGTTGTGTAACACTGATGGCTTCCGCCGTCTTCGCCTGACTCCATGAAGGGTCCGCAGCCTTGCGCAGTTCGTGGTAGCGAGCAATCGCGGTTGTCTTGTCGCGCCAATCCAGATCAGAACGGCTTATATTCTCTTCAAGCTCGATGCCCCACAGCACCCACTCTTCGAGTTCATCCTGATATTGCGCGGGGATGTTAGTCCAGCTAAGGTGATCGCGGACGGCAGTGAGACGACACTCACCGGCCACCAATATGAGATCGCGAGTGATGACGATGGGATGAATGAGACCGTGCTCGCGTATAGACTTAGCAAGATTGGGGATGTGAGCACTGGAACGTACCTTGCGCTGTCGATTGGGAGGGATAGTGATGTCGTTAACTGATATGGAATGGAAAATGCCTGATGTCATAAGCGGTGGGAGGGCTTTCGCCCTCCCCCTCCCTTTAGGTGGCGCGAGCGGTCGATCCGATCTGTGCCATCAGCCGCATCGTCCCGTCATCCGACTGCATCGGGCGGTGGGTGATCGAAGCGATCAACTGTTGCCCCGGTACCCGCGACAGAGATTCCTTAAGCGGGCCGGAGAGTCCAAGGGTGTTGAGGAGGAACGTCTTGAGCGTGGACATCGCGTAGGGCGACTCCCAGATGGTGTGACGGATGGTCACATCGTGGAGGGTCTGGTTGGTCGCATCGAGGTAGTCGCGAAGGGCATCCTGATCAACGTCTTGCATCGCGGAGATCAGCCGTACGGTGAACTGGATGCCCGCCGTCTGCTTCCGGGTGGAGGTGACGTTCTCGTAGTTCCCAACGATCTGGGACAGATAGGAGCCGACTGGTATCGGCGGCACCTCCTTGATGTCTTCGAGATTGGTTTTGGCTTCTTGTTCAATCAGCTCGTGAAGATTGGGCATGGTGGGGGTCTTTCCCTGGTTGAGTACTGGTATCTTACACTAATTTCGGTGATTTTGCAAGCAGTTTTTTGTGTAGACTGCACATTCTCCTTCCATCAACAATGCTCCCCGCGCTTTCAGGAAAGCGCGGCTTTGAAGAACTTGGCGAGGCCATCCTCCATGTCGAACTCATCTGCCATGTCGAACGACCGTGGGTTTTTGAGGTCGATCATCGAGGTCGAGCGGGTGCGGATCAATCGGCGCGTTCCACTCTTCGTTGCCAGAGCGACGGAGGGGAAGTAGCTGGGAATCTCGGGAGAGATGGCGTTGCCCACCGCTACCGGGAAGCCTTTGGTTTGACCGTCCCGCTCCATGTACTTGATGTGAGCTATCACGATTACATTGGCACCGAAGGACTCGGCGGTGACGTAGGCGACCGTGTTCATCAGGGCCTGTTGGGCAGTGTGGTAGAACTGCTCAGGTCGCACGCCCCGGATCGGGACACCCTCTGCGAACGTGGCCGCACCCAGCAATCCTTTGGCCCACCAATAAGCGGAGCGGGACATCGTAGTGAGGGAGTCGATCACCAGGATGTGCTTCGGCCCCCAGTGCGAGGGGATCGTTCCGTCCTCCCACAGGTCGATAGCCTTCATCGAGCCTATGTATGCGGTGGGCGTTCCGTCGATGATCGGGCCGTTGGGAGTGGTTCGGAATTTATCCCTGAAGGTCATGTACTCGATCGACGCCAATCGAGATGGTGCGGATCGCCGGACCATCTGGATCAGAGGGTCGAGAAGGTTGTCGAAGTCGAGGACACGGAGGTGGTAGCCCGCCTCCACAAGGGAAGCGAGGCTGGTGGTTTTGCCGGTCCCCGAGTCGCCGATGTAGAGCATTTTGACGAAGGTCGAGGATTTGTGGTCCGCGGCGCTAGGCACTTCTTTCCTCCATCATGAGTTGCAGTGTAGCTACGGCACCTCTAGCAATAGTTATATGCTGTTGCAGTTGCATCCTCTCTCGAGGATTAAATTCGTGGTAGAGTAATTTACATTCATCCATCTGTATTTGGTTAGTAAGTTGCCTTATTATACGCTTCATGTTAACTGATTTCCCTTCTTTAGCATTGTCTCTGTCTTCATCTTCTCCATCAGGGTTCCACGGTGCAACATCTTTATGAGCTATTAGTATTGGAAGACTTCGACTCATCGCCTCATGATAAATCATGAAGCTGTCTCGATCATCTTCCGCCCGAATTTCTGCCGCGAGCCTTTCGAGTCTCGATTGATAGCCCCAGTTGCTCGGTGTTAGCCCATGCTGTTGCATCAACCAGCAGATATATTCATTGACCTCCTTCCAAGTACAAACTTTCTTTCTATCGAGACATAGTTTTAGGAAGGTTTTGAGTTCTTCGTCTGTGGGGTAGTACACTTTACACTCCTCTGATCTTAGTCTTGGGACGCATGACTTGGAGCTTACTGAATGTTCTGTTAAGCCACATCATTGACTGTTCTACTACATCGAACGTGACTTGATCTATACCTCCTGTTGTGTCACAGTGTGCTATTAAGGCTTGAAGTTTTCTATCAGCATTACCTATGGCGATCTGCGCATCCGAACTTACTGGTATTAGTAGTAAGGCAGGATTTATAACAGAGGTGCTTGTTTTGGGTAGGCGTCGCCTATCCAGAACAACAAGTTTGCGCTCGGCTTCTTGGTCGCCAGAGCGCATTGCTGCTATGTCAGCTTCGAGCGCCTCTTTGTTGGGCCATTGGCGAGCATATTTACGATTTATTGATGCCTCATAAGGAGTTATTTTCCGTGGGGAGTTTATTTGGTCTCCCAAATTATCTTTTTGAGGACCAGGCTTACGAGGTGGATTGATTTCCGCGAACTGCCACCGTATGAGAGCCAAAAGTTCTATTGCATCCTCTACTATCGACCGCAACTTCATCTCTTGCGCGGTGAGAAGCACTCCTTTTATCTGTGCCTGCATCTCATTAAGACGCTCATTAGAGGTGCAGGTCGTTATCATCACTTTCTTTTCTTCAAAGAGAGCGATGTTTCGTTCCTGGTTGAAGATTACCGCCTCTTCCCAGGTGACGATCTCATTCGTCATCCTATTTCTCCAAAATGATGGGACTCGGTCACTATGCGCATCCTCTCATCGCGCTAGGGGGTTATCAGGGCGCTTCTCGAACAGCGTTTCAAGGTATTGTTGTTGAACGGAGGGATCTTTGGAACACACCTCGCGGAACGGGCAGCCTCCGTACATCATGCACGCCGCGTCGTTGAGGGGCCACCCTTCGGCCTCGGCGTCCCAAGTCCGCTCTATCCAATACTTAACGTCCTTGAGCCACTTGTCGCTCTGAGCGGGAGTGCGGAAAGTGAAGCCGCGCTCAAAGCGAGTGAAGCCGACCGCGATCTGCGCCGCGTCGATCATAACGCCCTTAACGGGCTGGTGCCACACTACCTCCGCCGCGATAGTGTAGAGAGACATCTGGTCGGAGGGGTTGTAGCGGCGGAAGTAGTAGCCGCCCAGCGTTGCGCCCGTTGTCTTCTGGTCCTGGACATAGTAGTCGCCGCCATAAGAGACGATGCGATCGAGATGGCCGCACAGCATTATGTCGAGATCGAGCTGGAAACGGAACGAAAGCTCGACGGCGGGCGCCCCGTTCGCGAGCGTAACGGTTTCGCACGGATCGTTCTCGTAAGTGTCCAGGTACCATACTATTGATCGGATTAGGGTTTCGCGGGTCTTGGCGTTGTGCTCGCTGTTCCATCCATAAGTGTACATAAGCGTAAGCTCGACTACATTACGCATTGCCTCCGTGTGAGATATGTCATCCGCCCGCTGATGATGGTAGATTTCGAGGGCCTTCGCGTAGTGCGACCCGAAGATCATGTCGTCCGAAGAGGACTTCGGGCGCCACCCCTCTATGACCATGTAGTAGTACTTGCGCGGACAACTCTTGGCGGGTTCCAACGACGAGTGATTCCACGCCCACTGTCTGCCGTCGGGCAGGAATTGGCTTTCTACTTCCACTGTGTCCATCACAATATCCCCAGGTCTTTGAGATCAACGATCTGCTTCTCCTTGACACCCTTCCCGGTGAGGGTGAAGGTGCGGCGGGCGTCTCGGTAATAGGTGATGAGGCGGTCGATGTCCTGCTTCGAGTAGGAAAAGGGATCGCGGGCGAAGAGTTCGGTCAGGGTTTCTTCCTTGGGATCGCTCATGCTTCGATTTCCTCGAGAGTGATCGGATCGAGCCGGGGCTGTGTGGCGAGGCGTTCGCGGTACCGCGAGTCAACGCGGCGCAAGTGCTCCCGCACCAACGTGCGAATGACTTCCGTGGCCCGGCGGCGCCGATAGATGTCGGAGAGTTTGTCGAAGTCCCCCTCGAAGAGGAGGATCTGGTGTCTTGTGAGTTTTTCGGGACTTTTCATCATCAGAAGGATTCCTTTCGACTGATAAACTCGAGGACGTTGCCGGTCATGACCCGTCCATCGTACTGCCACTTGTTTGTGCTGGGCCAGTAGTCGAGCCGCTTGTCGCCAAGCAGGCGCGACCAATGATAGGAGGTATGTATGGTCCAGCCAGTTGGATCAGCACTTGCCAATGCGGCCCGCCGGCGTTCCTTCCTGCGAGCTCGCATGGCGTTGAACATCTCGCCCATATCTCCCATGTTCACCTCGGTACAATCCAAACCCTGCCCTCGTCTTCGACGACCCGGAGATCGTGGAAGCCGCCCACTTCGCGGCGGGCCGCGTAGAGGTGTTGCGCAAGGGCATTCGGTCTTTGGGACTCGATCACTATTCCGAGAGGTGCTTGCGCGGCCCTTGTCCAAAGCGCAAGCAAATCCTCTAGGATTGACGGAGCGACGGACCCTTTGGGGGGCCTGCCCCTATGCATGGTCGCCGTGGAGCAGGTAGACCCCCGTGAGGGGGTCCACTTTACACACTCTGCGGCCCGAAGGGCTATGCAGCAAGGCCCGTCGCCGAGAGGACATCCTCCCCAGCCGCTTCGCGTTCACGAATGCGCTCCCGCGCCCGTTCCCGATAAGTGTTGCCCTTCTCGCTCGCGAGAACCTGTTCGACCGCCTCGTTGAGGGACTCGCCCTTGAGCTTTTCGCCGTGGCGGCGGTAGTACGCGGCCTTGATGGCCTCGGACACATCGCGCCGGGCCTCCTTCTCGACCGGGTCGGTAACGCGAGGTGCGCCAGCTTGCCGCACACCAAACTCGTACTTGTCCGCATACTCCTGAATCACCGCCTGGAGTTGAGCGAACTTGTCTTGCGGCAATTCCTCGGAGCCGTTGAGTGCCTCCTCGACCTTCTTCGCCATGTTGTTGCGAATGTTCTCGCGGCGAGTCTGTTGGAGGGATGCGGCCATACCCTCGGTAAGGGGAACGCCGACAGCGATCATCGGATCATCAGCGATATCGAAGATTTGGCCTTTTATGGTAAGCTGTGCCACGTTTGTTCTCCTATATGGGGTCCGTGATTGGACCCGTGTAAGATAGGCTATGCGGGTATGTGTGTCAACCCCAAAATACAACTACTGTGCTCCGGTTGGGACGGTGGTGCTTCTCCGTTGTTGCTGCCATAAGTGCAACCAATGTGCCAAGTCCTAGGTTCCAATAATGTCCAACTGTCATAGATGCCAGAATTATTATGTAGATGCTCACCGTGATGCGACAAACATCTCTAAGTCCAGCCATCGCTGTTCACCAGAAAGAGGTTCTGCTTGAAACGAGTCTCAATGACGTAGCGCACATTCTGCTCTTGCTCCCACTCCTCGGTGCCTTCTTGGGCGAAGCGCGAAGGCACGCGCCAGGGATCGAGGTGGAAGACGGTTTCGTACTCGAGTCCCTTGGCCTTGTGGCCCGACATGAGCTGGATTGGTCCCTCCTGTTTGAAAAGGCCCTCCGAGCGCGCGATGGCGGCGCGAAGGGTCCAGTTGTCGTGTTGCGGTGCGCACAGGACGCGCAAGCACTCCGCGCGCTCGTAGACCGTCTCCTCGGACTTGGCGGTACGGAGTGCGTCGCTTTGCCACCGCTCGATGGCGGCCTCCATTTGGTTGGCCGGCATCTCGAGCGGCCCAAGCTTTTTGAGGATGCGAAGGAGGCCGGCGCCTATGTCCATCCCAATCAGCTTGATGTGCCGTCCTCGAGCGAGTAGGCGTAACCCCACACGGAAAAGAGGTGCGTTATTACGGCAGATAATTGCGGCACCATCTGGAACATCACTCTCATTCCATCCTTCGAGGGATGCAATGTGCCCGTCAGGAGCACCATCTCGCCAGCGCATATGTGGAACGCGAAACCATGCTCGCTCCACACCAAGCCTCGGAACCCTAAAAGTGGTAGAGAGGGTAAGCTCTCGCATGTCCCATCGTTCGCGAGCAGCGGCCATCCCATTCTGCTTTGCTCCTCTAAAGCCATAAATACTTTGCCAAGGATCACCAACACCGATGAGTCGTTTGGTGGCAAGGTTAGCGAGCATTTCGTGTTGGAGGGCGTTGAGGTCTTGGAACTCATCGATCATTACCAGGGGGAATCGGGGCCATGAGGCACCGAAGCAGACGGGCATGTAGATTTGATCGTCAAAGTCGAGGCCTCCCGCGTACGCCGCCTCGATGGAGGCGTTCAGGGCCGCGTCGATCAGCTCGTACTGTAAGTGCGAGGGCTCCTCCGGGAGCGGCTCGACCCAATCGTGAAGCGTCCCAGCGTTGAAACGCGATGATCCGCTCCATTTGGGCGGAACGTATCCGTCCCTCTTGGCCGCGCGGAGCCAACCAAGAGTGTCTGACATATCTTCCCATGCTTCCTCCTGTCGCCCTTTCGGGAGGGCGCGAATGGTGCTGGTGAGCACCGTGTGCATCTTTTTGGTGTCGATCGAGACTTTTTTGCCGATCGCTTTCATCCACACTCGGTGGCCCAAACTGTTCATAGTTCGGGCTTCTACATGAGGCGGAAGCCGTTTTTGCATTTCATCCGAGATGCGTTTGTTGAAAGCCAACGACAGGATAGGAATGCTGGTGATAGTCCTGCATACCATTTCTAGAGTTGTTGTCTTGGCGCTGCCAGCAAGTGCATTTACCAAGAGATTATCACTAGTAGAGCGTGAGGCCTCTATAATGGCCTGTTGTTCAGGTGTTGGCGTAAGCATGTTCCGCCTCCTTCCGTGCCAAGATAGCTTCTTCCTTAGTTAAAAATCTGCCTATGAAAATCTGCTTACCTCCTCTACTTATTTGTGCGTGCCAGAATCTGCGGCCGCGTTCTGTTCTACAGAAGTAGACTCCGTTTGTGCCAGAACTGTTGTTCTTATAGAGACGCTTGTTGTAAAGGTTCTCGTTGTCAGTTACAACGTGAAGATTTTGTCTTCGGTTGTCGAGGCCGTTTCTATTTTTGTGATCTATAACACCTGTTCTCGGAAAGCCCATTATCAGTCTGTGCATTTTAAGCGTCATTCCTCTATACTTACAGGTAGCGTAGAAGGTATATCTGCTCTTGTGCGCGAACCATTGTCGGTCAGGCGCTGTTATCAACAGCCAATCCTCATCATCTATAAGGACGAACTTGCCCTGCGTAAGCGGGATTGCGAGGGTCATGGTGTTTTGTCCTCGGGAAAGTAATCGCCGACGCTCGGCAACTGGGTATCCAGCTCATCGAGGAGGGCGTCTAGGGACTCGAGTTCGTCTTCGTCGTCTGTGTCATCGACGATCTCGCGCGCAAAAGCCACTGCCTTGTCGATGGCGGCCTGGGCGTCGTTGATCAGCTGTTGCAGATCTTGGCGGTCTTGTTTAGTCATCGTATGGCTCCATAGAGTTAAAAGAATGTGCTTGTCAGGGGGTGGACTCTTGTGCCAGTGCTTGCGTAAGCAACTCAGCCGCGACTAGGATGGCCTTCATGGCCTCCTCGAAGAGATCACAATTCTTTGGCACAGCTATCCTAACGTAGTAGAGGTAGGCCGCGGCCATAAGGATGAGGGCTTCACGCGGGCCGTGGGTTTCCTTGCGGACCAGCTCGTGGACTTTGTAGATAAAATCCTCCGCTTTGTTCGCTAGGTCGGCGAGTGGGATGCCGAGGAGCGCGGAGATTTCCATCTGCTCTTCGATGTTCATGTGTGCCTCCCTAGGGTGAGACGTTGTAGGCGGTGCGCCGATCGACGAACTCTTGATCGACGTTGACCATTGTGGGAGCGACCCAAATCTTCTTGACGAGCTCGTTTAGTGGGCCGTAGTGCTGTCGGCGAATGTGACCGCGACGGAGATGCGGCCGGGGGGAGGCGTGCGTTCCGCCGTGTCCTTCGAATTGGGACTCGGTGATCGTGCCGAGCTTGAGGGTGGTTGTGGCGGCGTATTCGCCCTTCCCGATGCCGAGCTGCGCCGCCTTGTGCTCACGCACCTCTTTGATGATATTTCGGGTAGCGAGGGCGACGATGAGGAGGCGGCGCCATATAGCGAGGACGTAATCCCGATTGTTTCCAGTGAACCCCTCTATATCCCGAGCAATCTCGCTATGTTCCCGGCGCATACGCATAAAAACCTCGAAGTCCTCGCTTATCGGTATCCACCTTCCAGAGGGGATTTTGGCGTACCACTCGGTGCCAAGCCCGCCAGTGTATCGGAGCTTTATCAACATGGTTTCGTATGTCTCTATTGCGCCGCGATCAGCCTTATCGTACCCGCGCAGCTTAAAGATGGCGCTGGCCGGGGATATGATGTCCAGGTCTGGGTAGGGCAGATAGGCGATGCCCATCTCCTCCATATCGACGTAGGTGGCGTTTATCTCTTCGAGAGAGAAGCTGTGGGATAGTTCGCGTGAAATGTGGAAGCACTGACGGGTGAGGCGCATCCGAGTGGCTCCTAGAGAATGCCGAGGTCTTGCAAGTCGATCACGCTGGGTTTAGGCCGGGCCGGTGCTCGCAAAGGTGGGAATGGGGGCCACGCGCCGAGCAATTCCACGAAGTGCTCGGGCGTGACGATCATTTGGAGGTGCTTCGCGTGGTTGTAGAGGGCGAATGAACCGTCCTCGAGACGAAGCACGCATACCATCTCGGCGCTGTGTGCCCGCGATAGGGCAGCGCGACCCTCCGGCGTTTCATGAAACGGGACCATTGTTCCTCCTTTGGCGGCGCCGTGTTGCCGCCTCGATCTTGATGAGGCGGATGCACTCATCGCAGTACTTCCGGAGGGATGAGCGCGTTGTGACCGCCGCTTTGCAGCGCTCGCACGCGATAGTACGCAGCGGAAGAGGGCCGCGCCGGTTGTAGCGCCCGCGGATCATCGATCGGTCTCCGCGTCCCACGCCGCGGCCTGCGCGTCGAGCCACTCCTCGTAGCCGTCCCAGAGCGACATGATTTGTTCTTGGAGGTCGATGATGGCCGCGGCCTCGGTGGGGCCGCGACCTATCGGATCGCCCGACTCGTACCCGTCTTCGACCGCTTGCCAGTCGAAGGAGCGCACGGGAATGGGCGGGTAGACAAACTCGGTCACTATGCGGGGCTTCATCGTCCTTCCTCCTCAAATATGACCTGCAACTTTCGCAGAAGGTCGCGCCAGTTCTTGATGCGGAACTCGAACATTTCGGCGGACTCATTCGCATGAGGCCGAAAGCGCGCCACCTTCTCGTGGACGAGGTGGATTAGCTGGGATAGGTCGGGGCGGGTGAGACGGGCGGGCATCTTGCTCGCCTAGTAGAGGGTTTCGAGTTCGATCGACTCGCCAACCGCCGCATCGAGCGCCGCAAGTGCCTCCCATGGAGAGGCACCGTCGGCCTTTATCTCGTTGCGCCACTCACCGGCGGATAGGTAGATGCGGGGCTCGCCGTCCGTAAAGAGGGAAGTGTGTCGGATGCCCCGCTCCCGCAATAGCGGGAGGAGGTTGTAGATGAGGGAGGCGATTTCTTCATCGAGGGGGTGGTTCATGGGGTGCGGTCCTTTATCTGTATGCCGTTGGGGTCTGTGACCATCACACCGCCCTCACTTACTA